ATGGATGAAAAGAGACAAAAAAAAGAAATGGATTTAGAAGTAAATTCCTTTGTTCCTTTATATCAACAACTATATGACAACATAAAAAAACAAATAGCATCTGGCATATATAAACCAGGAGATAAACTTCCATCTGAAGGAGACTTATGTAAAGAATTTAATATAAGTCGTATAACTGTGAGAAATACGACTTTTTTATATAAAATAGCAAAATAACAGTGTTTGAGCAAAAAAAAAGAATGTTTTTTATCGTTTTGCCACCTGTTTGCCACCATAACTTTTTTCGGTGGCAAATTATTGTAAAATGCCCTCCAAAATATCTATTGTTTCACTTTCCATTTTACTTGTAACATGTGAATATGTGTCCATAGTGGTTGATAATTGACTATGACCTAATCTTTGTTGTATATATTTTACATTAGCTCCATTTTCTAATAATAATGTGGCATGTGTATGTCGCAAGCAATGAAAATTAAAGTTAATATTTAGTTTCTTGTTAATAGTTCTTATAGCAGCGTCAATATTGTTGTGATTTACAAATGAGCCATCTTTTTTTCTACAAACCCAATCATACTCAGTTTCTTTATACCATTTTCCAATTTTAATTTTTTGTTTTTTTTGATTCAATTTTTCCTCTTTTAATATCCTAGACAAAGTATCACCTATTTTAATATCTCTTATTGATGTTTTTGTCTTAGGTGATGCTAATTCAAATTCTGAAACTTTTCTCTTTATTAAATTTTTTCTAACTTTGATTATATTATTATCTAAATCAACATTATCCCAACAAAGACCTAATATTTCTCCTTTTCTCATGCCTGTATGAAACCCTATAAGTAGAGGAATATAGATATTTGTATTTTTAGGATATATTTCTAGTATTTTATTGAACTCATCTAGTGTTATAGTCTTGTTATCTGACTCATTTTTTACCTTTAAAACATTTTTTGGTATACTGGCATATTGAACAGGATTTTCCTTAATGAGTTTGTAAGGGTAAACAGCAGATTTTAAAGCAGCATTTAATACAACATAAATCGCTTTTAAAACTCCTTTTGTGTAGTGTTTTTCTTCTCCGTTTTGTGTGTATGTCTCTTTTGATTTATTATTTAAAAATTCTTGAATAATAGCTGGATTTATAGATTTTAGCTTACATTTACCAAGTCTAGGTTCTATATGATTTTCAATTAAATTTCTATAACTTTCCTGAGTATTGTATTTGCAATTAAGAAGTACATACTCTTTGTACCAAAAGTTAAGATAGTCTGATAAACTCATATTTGTTTCATCAAACACTATACCAGCATTTTCATATTCATTTATTGCATCACGGAGCGATTTTTCAGCTTCTTTCTTAGTGTTTCCACCAACTCTTTCTACCTTTTTTCTCTTGCCATCTACTATACCTGCATCAAAGTAGTAATACCACTTCTTTCCACGTTTTCTTACGCCGCCTTTCATAAAATCTCTCCTCTCAAAAGCTTTTTTTATGTAATTATATAATAACATATATCAATTTAAATAAAATAAATAAAAAAGACTATAAGAAACAAAGTTTTATGTTTATAATTAATAGTCTTTTTTATTTAGATACATATTTAATGTTTTTTATCACGTGATTCCAGCACTTTTTCTGCCAAATAAACAACTATTTTTTCATACTCAATATCAGTTTCTAAAGAAAAGTCAACAATAGCAGGTATCGTCATATCTCCTGCATATTTATTACCTAACCAATTTTCAATTAATTCCAATTCTTCTTTGCTTAATTCAAATTTTTTCTTTTTATTAAAACTTAAGTTCAATTTATTCACCTCAAATAATATTATATATTAAAAATAGTATTTGATAGAAACATTCGAATTATTTATGTAATTTTCTTTTTTTAATATATTCATCAGCAAAATAATTTACTAAATATTTTTCCTCCAATCCTAAAGCTATTTCTAATTCAATAAGAGCAGGGATAGTTAAATCTTTATTCTCATTATTTTCCAACCTAGAAATTTGACTTCTGTGGCAACCAACTCTTTTTGCTAACTCTATTTGTGTTAATTTCTTCTTTTTTCGTAACTCTTTTAACATATATTTAACCTACCTTTTAGATAATTTTATATATGTTAGTTTGTGTAATTTCTTGTAATAAATGTGCAATATTCGCACACTTTTTGTTGGAAATTTGTGCTAGAATGTAGTTAAGAAATAACTTTATCTAGATAAAGCAAAAATAATAGAAGCTATAAAATATAATAATATTTTACAGTTATTTTATAGTTTTAAGCTTTGAAAAAGAGGTGGTTGTAACTATTTTTAAGAACGTATGTTTCGTGGAATTAATAAATAAAATATTTTATAGGGGATGATATATTTGAATAAGACGAAATATTATGATATTTTAAAGTTAAACTTATTAATGAAAAAGTTGAAAGAATTGGATAAAAATAAAATCAATGAATATAAAATAAAAGTGAAAGAAATACATAAAATCAATAAAAAAGAGGAATGATTCCTCTTTTTTATTATATTCATTTTCAGAAATAAACTATTTTTTATTTTTTTCGTCTAGTAAAAATAATTCTGCAACTTTTAATGCTTTTTCTCTTGCGTCTGGGCTTAGCTCGCTAAATATATTAAAAACTTCTTTCATATCTTCGTCAAGATACATATTCTCAATAAGCTCCTTTTCTGTTTTAAAATTTTCAGCATCATAATCTTTTTCGTTTTTATTTATAAATAAGCTATTTCTAACATCAGTTCTTCCTAATAAATAATCTGTAGACACATCAAAATAGTTTGCATATTCTTCTATTGTACTTTTCTTAGGTTCTCTTAAACCATTTTCTATCCTTGATAGTGTAGATTTGTTTATATGTAAATCCTCGCTTAATTTGTCTAGCGAGATGCCTTTTTCTTCTCTCAATTCTTTTATCCTATTCAATTTGCACAACCCCTTTTTATATTAATTCCAAAATAGCAACTTTTATTTATATTATAGCAACAAAATTAATTATTACAATTTTTTTTGCTAAAAAAGCAACAAAAGTATTGACTATAATCACAAAACTTGATATTATATAAATATGAAGTTGCCAAAATAGCAAAAAGGAAGTGATTTAATGTACTTAAATAGATTAGAAGGATTGATGAAGGAAAATAGACACACCCAAAAAAATGTGGCAGATATATTAGGTCTTAGCTCATATGGTTTTAGATTAAAATTAAAAGGAAAAAACGAATTTAAAGCAAGTGAAATAAAAAAGATATCTAAATTATATAATGTATCTGCGGATTATTTTTTTTCAGATGGAGTTGCTAAAATAGCAATAAAAGAAGAAAGGGGCAATAAATAATGAAGAATCTAACCATAATCAAGCAAAATAATCAATTTTTAGTTGAAAGTAGAGAAGTAGCAGAATTAATAGAAAAGAAGCACGATAATTTATTAAGAGATATAAGAGGATACAAGAAGATTTTAGAGGACTCATCAAATTTGAAGAGTCAAGATTTCTTCATAGAAAGTACTTATATAAATACTCAAAATAAAATTCAACCTTGCTACTTATTAACTAAAAAAGGTTGTGACATGGTAGCTAATAAAATGACAGGTGAAAAGGGAATTATATTTACAGCGATTTATGTAACTAAGTTTGAAGAAATGGAGCGAGAGTTAAAAGAACAACAACCTAAATTACCAACTACATATAAAGAAGCACTGCAACAGTTATTAATCGAAGTTGAAGAAAAAGAGCAATTACAATTAGAAAATCAAGTAATGAAACCAAAAGCAGATTACTTTGATGCTCTAGTAGAAAGAAACTTGCTAACTAATATAAGAGATACAGCAAAAGAACTTGGAGTCAAAGAAAAAACATTTGTTTTATGGTTAATAGAGAAGAAATATTGTTACAGAGATTTAAAAGGCAAAATAAAACCTTACTCTAACAAGATGCAGTATTTTGAACTGAAAGAATTTACAACACCATACGGACATTCAGATACTCAAACATTAATAAATCCAAAAGGAAGAGAAGCATTTAGATTATTACTTATAAAGGATGGACTGGTAAAAGAAAAAGAATATCAAATAACTTTATTAGGCTAAAATTGAAAGTACTTTGAAAATTAAAGATTATGGAGGTAGTTACAATGAGCGAAGACATATTTTATGGTATAAAAAATACTCTTGATGAAATAGCAGAGGTTCAAATTAAAAATAAACAAGGTGTGTTAAAAGAAGTTGGAATGTTAATAAGTGGTGAGGACAATTCTTGTATAACGCATTGTTTAGATGAAGATTTAATTAAGTTTTACATAAAAGAAGAGGCAGTATTGACAATAGATAAAGATAGTCATTTGTTATGTATGCTTGATGCTCTATTTTATAACTTTCTTGATAAATAATAAATACAGAATATTCTTGAAATGGTGGTGAAGAAATTGGGTAATATATCTAACTTTAATTTAGATAAACAAGAAGATAAAAGTTTTAATGACCTGGATAATATATCAATTTGTTTTTCAGAAGGTATTCGTAAAGTTGTAGAAATGAATTTAAACAACTATAAAAATAAAATCTCAAAATACTTAAATGAAACTTCGAAAATAGAATTGTTGGAACCAAAAGAATTAACAATTGTTATAAGTAAAGGTTATCCCGATTATCTTATGTCTGTTGAAGAAGCAAGTAAAAGATTGAAAATAGATAAAGTATTTGGATATGAGTTAATAAAAAATGGACTTTTGAAGTCAGTTGATATAGGGGCAACTAAAGTTTCTAGTTATGAATTAGATGATTTTATAACTAGGAATCAAGGAAAAAACATCAAAGAAATGCTTAGAGAAATGAAAGAACTTAGAGAGGGGGTGATTTAATTGGAACTAGTAACATACAGAAACAAGCTTGTTTTACTAAAAGATGGAGAAAAGATTGCAACTATAAGTTTAAAAAGGAAATTTCTCAGCAACAGACTTAAATTAAAAATAAGATAGGAGAGATAAATTGAAAATAATTTATAAAAACAAAGTTTACAAAGTAGAACAAGACAAAAAGTTATTTAGAATTACATACTATGATGAGCAGAGAGGTAGTAAGAAGTTTAATAAAGAGAAGAAAGTAAAAAGAAGTGTTTTAACAAGAGATATAGAGTTAGTTAACTTGTATTTACCAGCACATTTAAAAATAAAATAAGCTATAAATAATTAAAGAAAAAGGTGATTAGATGGAAATAGAACAAGCAACAATACGCCTGCCTAGAGAACTTAAAGACAAGCTTCTAAAACAGGCAAAAGTTAAAGGATATACATTAAAAGATATGATAGTTTTTATTCTAAAGGATTATCTTCAAAATATTTCTCAAGAATAAATTCAATTTCTCTACCTATAGAACGCTTATCTTTTTGAGCAAGTTGTTCGATTTTCTCAAAAAGAAGTTTATTAATTCTTAGTGTAAATCTTTTATCCTCTTCACGAGTATAAATATCTTTATTAGACATATTTATCATTCCTCACATAAAATTTGACGTCTTTATGACACTTTAATAATAAAATAATATAAAAGAAAAGTCAACAAAAATGCTTGACGTCAAATATATGACATGGTATTATTAAAACAAGAAGGGAGTTGACGTCAAATATATGACAAATGAAAGAGTTAGATTTACATTTAGATTACCAGCACCATTGCTTGAAAAAATTAAAAATAGAGCATCAATAGAAGGTAGTTCAATGAACTCACTTATATTACACATACTTTGGGATTACATAAAAGAAATAGAAAATAAGGAGGTCAAATAATGGTTGAATTGGTAAAAGAATTTGATTTACAAACAATTAAAGTAGGAAATGCAGTAAAAGTAAATTGCAAAAGATTTGGTTTTGAAATTGATTGTATAGTAGTAGTAGCAACAGAAAAAGAATTAAATTTAGCATACTTTGATGAAGGTAGAGGCTGTATGGAGTATCAAGCCTTAATAACAGAAGATATTCAAGATGGTGATTATGAGATTAAAATTTTATCTTAGGAGGAAATAAAATGGTAGGTTTATTTGCAATATGTTTAGCAGGATTATTTCAATAAAAAAAGTGCTGGTCAAAGTAACCAACACATACAAAAAATTCAACTTATTTAGGAGGATACCATAAAATGAATAAAATTTCAAGTCGTAGAAAATATTTAGATGCTTTTATAGTAACTGATACTAAGAACATAGATAAAATTGATTGGCTTAAAAATAGACAATTAGGAATAGGGGGTAGTGATGCATCAGCAGTAGCAGGATTAAATCCCTGGAAAACTTCTGTTCAAGTATATATAGAAAAGAAAGAAGAAATACCAATAGAAACTAAAAGTTTCAGAATGGAATTAGGCAATAGATTAGAAGGATTAGTTGCAGAACTTTTTACAGAAGAAACTGGTCTTAAGGTCCGTAATGTAAATGGAATGTTGAAAAATGAAAAGTATCCTTTTGCAATAGCTAATATAGACAGAGCTATAGTAGGAGAAAAAGCATTTTTAGAATGTAAGACAACAAATAGTTTTTCTATAAAAGAATGGGAAAATGGAGTTCCACTTCATTATGAAATACAATGCTTACACTATATGGCTGTCACAGGAGCTACACATTGTTATATAGCAGCACTTCTTGGAAATGAAAAGTTTGTATGGCACAAGATAAATAGGGATAATGAAGTAATTAAAAATCTAATGAAAATAGAGAGTGAATTTTGGGAAGAAAATGTATTAAAAGACATTTTACCAATTCCTGATGGTTCAGATGCTTATAGTGAGTTTCTGAAAACAAGGTATAAAAACTCAGTAAAAGAGAAAATAGAACTAAATCTACTTGAAGATGGTATATCAAAGTTAAAAAGATATGATGATATAGTTTTACAAATGAAAGAACTAAAAGGAGAGAAACAGCTAATAGAACAAGAAATACAAAGTGAAATGAGAGAGTTTGAGTTAGCTACATTAGGCGGAAGAATAATAACTTGGAAAGGAGCTACTAAAAGGTCCATTGATACCAAGAGATTAAGAGAAGAAATGCCTGATATAGCAGAAAAATATACAAATATAAGTTCATACAGAACATTCAAAATAAAATAGGGGGTAATATATATGGCTAGTGAAAAAGCAAAAGGAGCATTAGAAAAGAAAGTTTCAGGAGCAAATACAGTCAAGGTAAGTCCAAGTAAAGGTATGGAGCAACTTATGAATAAAATGGCAAGTCAGATAAAAAAAGCTTTACCTAGTATGGTTTCAAGCGAGAGATTTCAAAGAGTTGCCCTAACAGCTTTTAGTAATAATCCAAGGTTACAATCATGTGAACCTATGAGTTTTATAGCAGCAATGATGGAATCAGCTCAATTAGGTCTTGAGCCTAATACGCCTTTAGGTCAAGCATATTTGATACCATATGGAAATAAAGTGCAATTCCAAATTGGGTATAAAGGTCTTTTAGAATTAGCACAAAGAAGTGGAAAGATAAAAACTATATATGCTCATAAAATAAGAGAAAACGATAAATTTGAGATTAAATATGGGCTTCATCAAGACTTAGTTCATGAACCTAAATTAAATGGTGATAGAGGGGAAATAATTGGATATTATGCAGTATATCATTTGGATACAGGAGGACATAGTTTTTCTTTTATGACTAAAGAGGAAATTATAGAATTTGCAAAGAGTAAAAGTAAAAGTTATAGTAGTGGACCATGGCAAACAGATTTTGATTCAATGGCTAAAAAGACAGTTATAAAACAGTTATTAAAATATGCACCACTTAGTATAGAATTACAAAAAGCTATGGTAGGTGATGAAACAATAAAATCTGAAATAGATGAAGATATGAGCATGGTCGTAGATGAAAGCGAAAGTTTAGAAGTTGATTTCGAAGTAAAAGAAAATATGGATGGTAAAGTTAGTGTGGAAGAAGCTATAAATGTTGATTAAGTAGGTGAGGCACCTTGAATGAAGATAAGTCAGTTATAGAGAAATTAAATATATTAAGTGGTGGATACGGTCTTATGCCAAGAATAATAGCAAGAGATAGGTGGTTGACAGTTGGCGCTAGAATGCTGTATTCATATCTAACTAGTTTTGCAGGGAATGATGGAACATGTTTTCCATCTAGGGATTTAATTTGTTATGAACTAGATATATCAAAAGACACATTTACAAAGTACAAAAAAGAGCTAGAGATGAGTGGCTATATAAGGGTTCATAAGAATAAATCCAAACAAGGCAAGATGCAAAACAATATATATGAAATAGTATTTGATAGAACTTATATAGATGAATGTATTTCTAAGAGAGGTTTAAAAGAGGAGAAAAAGAAGAAAAAGCCATGTACTAAAAAGCAAGACACGGAACCGTATCCTAAAAATGTAGACATGGAACCATGTCCTACTTTTCCGGACACGACTCAGCCGGACACGGAAAATATGGACACTAATAGTAACAGTATTAATAGTAACAGTATTAATAATATGTATATAGTAAAGCAACCTGTGGATAACTTTTTAAAAGAATTTAAGAAGCTGTATGAAGAAAATATAGGAGTAATATATCCAGTTACAGCTGAATGGTTATTAGAAGTATCTAATGAAGTAGATATAAGAGTATTTAAAAGAGCTATAGAGATATGTGCTGAAAAGATGAATATGAATCTAGCATACTTAAAAGGTATCCTTAAAAAATGGAAGGATGCAAATATTACTACATATGAGCAACTGGAATCATATAGATTACAGCAAGAAAATAAGAAAACAAAAAAAGTAGTTAATAACCATGTGAGTAAAAATAAGTTTGCTAACTTTGAACAAACATTTACTAAGTATTCAGAGAATGAGCTTGATGACATTATTAAGAAAAGCCAAAAAGAGAAGTTTGGAGTAGGAAGTTAAAATATTGGAGGGATGAAAGATGGAGTTAAAATTTAGAGAATGGAATAAAAATGGTAAAGAAATGTATAGTTATGATGAAATGGTGTGCTATTCTAAAAATTTGCTTAGAGAGTGGGTTTATAGTGGTGTTTATTTACCAACAAGCAATGAAAATTTTGAGGTTATGATATATACAGGTTTGAAAGATTGTATTAAAAAAGAAATCTATGAGGGTGATATTGTTTCATACATCTTATCATTTGAAGAATTTATAGGAGAGGTAAAATTTGAAGAAGGTTTCTTTGTAATAGATAATGAAGTGCTAGGAGAATGCGTTGGGTTATTTCATGAAATTGCAGTGGTTAAAGTTATTGGCAATATATATGAAAATCCTGAGATGTTAGAAAAGATAAGGAAACCTAAAGTGTTGGAGGTCTAAAAGTGAAACATGAGTGTAAGAAACTTTTCTTGGAATGTGATAAGGGAAGTTTTGAGATAAATGATACAAGAATTGGAGAAGTAATGTTCGAGAGTACAGAAATAGACAATCCGTTTGAGAGAGTAAAATATGAAGGTAAAGCTACTTTTGAAATAGTATCTGGATGGGAGTATCTACAAAGAGAAATGTTGTGGCTTAAGATATTGCATTTATCAGCAGTTGTAGCAAAAATAATGCAATATAAAATGTTAGGTATTTCAAAATGAGGAGAGCTGAAATGTTGAGAAAGACAAGAAAAAACAATATTAGTGTTTGTTATCAATGTAGAAATGAAGATATAAGCGAAGATGCTAGATATTGTAAGATTTGTGGAATAGGGTTAAGAGTTATGGAATTAGTGAGTGTTTTTAACTTTGAAACAGGAGAAAAAGAACTTTCGTTTTTAACAGGCAAAGAATGCCTCATAGATTTTGGAGATTTAAGGGAAGGCAATATGTGTAAATTATTCTTTGAAAATGCAGAGTTAAGAATTATTGAAGTAGAAAATATTTATCAAGATGAAAGAGGTATATTTATTGAAGCTGGTGAGTGTAGCTATGAAATAATATTTAAAGATTTGGAGTGGTAGAACATGGCTAAAATTTGGGTAGATGCAGGAACGTTTTTAGAAAAAACTATGGATTTAGAAGATATGTTTGAACTTAATTTAAGAGCAATAAGAAAGAGAAATGAAAAAATAAAAAATGAAATTGAGAAACAAATAAAATATGAAGATTCAGAAATAAAAACTACAAATCGTGGTGGACCAGGAAAAATTATAAAAATTTTCAATATAAATACTGGAGAGGTAAAGATTCTTAAGAGTGCTGAAGAAGCAAGTAGATATATAAAGGTTAGTCGTAGCTATGCAAGTTATTTAGCTAGAGAAAATAAATCAACTGAGGATGGTTGGAAAGCAGAGTATATTCAAGGA